TGAGGCTCCAGAATCCCCTGTAGCGGATGAGGCTCCTTTATACCCTGTAGCGGATGCAAAACCGTGTCGCTCGTCTGATCCTGCCTCTTTGTTTACCTTACTCATGGTAAAATCAATAGCCATCTTTACAAGTCCTGCAATAGATAATCTGGCTCCGATCTTAATATCAGTAGCACATACCTTAGTATTATCATTACTCTTATCCATCTCTCCAGATAACTCTACCTCATGGAATACGCTATGTGCTGGATCATAATATCCAAAACAATCTAACGGATACTCGCAAGCGTGAAAACCTGTATCACAGCACTCCGCTCTTTCTGTGTGAAATTCCTTACCCTCCTCATACTGATAACCTCTACAGGTAAGATCCTTGTTAAATCCTTTAAATGCTCTCATAGATTTTTCTCCTTTTCTATGTGTGTTATTTTTATTGATAAATAACTTAATCCTCAATATGAGGAAAATTTAGATAGTTTTTGAAAAATATTTTTATTTACTATTTTCCATTCTTTCTCTGGTACGGTTTACCTTAAAGGTCTTAACCGCTAAGATCTCATCCTCTGGGATCTGGAGGAGATACTTTACCTGCTCCAGCATTAACTCTACATCTGCGATCTCCTCTACTAAGTTATCTCTGGCAATAGCCTTTTTATCCTCCGCTACAGGCTGTCCTAAGCCTGTTTCTACTCTACGGTACTTATTTACCGCCTGTATGAGCTCTGCACACTCCTCTACTAACTGGTTACTCTGTGCCTCATACCCATAGTACTTAGCTGTTTCTAAGTTCATTTCACTAATTTTACACATATCTCAATACGCCTCCTTAATTAACTCTCTGATCCTGTAAATCTCTGCACTCTCTAATCCTAATGGATCGTGATCTACTCCTCCAATAGCATCTATAACCGCTCTGAGTGCCTCCCTGCTCTTATACAGATCCTCCATTAAAGTATCCTCAATGAGGTAATACTCCTTAGGATCTCCAAAAGATACCGCTATGGCATAATCCTCTTTTCTCATGGCTAAACTCTGCTCCTTAGCCTTATCTATCCAGCTCTTTTTTACTGTGATACTCTGGCTAGGGTTCATCTTTGTTTTAGCCTCAATAAAGAGTTTATCTACCACTACATCTCCTTTTAGAAACGGAGTAGATCCAGATCCTACTACCTGCCTACCGCCCATAGCCTTAGCTATACGCTTTTCCTGTTTTGAGCTCTTAGCTCTTGTACTATCTTTCATTTATTCTTACCTCTTTTCTTTTTAGGTTTTACTCCCCAGTATCTAATACACTGAGATCTATTAGGAGAGATTAAATCAAAGTAAGTACAGTACAAGAAACCATGTTTTTTATTACTATGCTTACACCGCTCACAATCACACGCCACTCTATTAGGCTTTTTCATTTTATGAGTTACTGTAGATACTCCCAGCTTTCCTCTCATTACTCTGCCTCTCTTTCTTCTAATCTCACTCCGCCATACTCCCAGAGATCCTTTTTCATCTCATCCATATCTAGCTCTCCATTTTGCCAGCGTTCATAGTACTGTAATACCAGCTCTGTAAACTCTGGTATCTTCTTTGCATAAGTCTTTTTCCAGTAATGATCCATGAGTACCTCCATAGGGAGTACTAAGAGTAATGTCATAGCTGTATTTATGGCATCCTCCATAGCCTCCTGTTTGATCCTCTTAAGATCCTCCTCTGTTACCTGCCTTACTGCATTATGGAGCTGATCTCTGGTTAGATTATATGTTTTTACCTTTTTACCTTTTTGCTTTTCAAGCCTACGCCTCTCAGCTCTACCCATTTTTCCGCTCACTCCTCTTATCGTATGCCTCTAACCGCATTACCTTATATTTTGCTAAGTGTTCATTTCTACAAATACGATCTAAAGGGTATTTATCTAGTAAGCCGTATCTAAAAGCTGTTTCTCTTATAACCCATCTATAACCTACCGTTACCGTGTGTATAGTTTCTCCTATGCCTAAGTGATCGTACCACCGCTCTACCTCTTTCTTAGTGATAGCCTCTTTGTACACCACCCACACCCTCTGTCCTAACTCAAAAGGTACCTCAATTACCATGATATACCGCCTCTACTTTCCACCGCTTAAGAAACTCCTCTAGGCTACCGTAATGCACCCAGTATCTAAAACGCTCTCCAAAAGCTACTCTTAATCTGGGCTTACCATTCCACATTACAGAAATTGTTTTGATCTTATATACTTTACCGCTCTGTAAGAGTTCATTATCTACCCCTATGTATCTAGCTTTTATCATCCTGCTCCTCCTGTACCTGCATATCCTGTAATCTGGTTAGTAATCTACTGGTATCCTTAATGGCTAACTCCAGATCCATAGGATCCATCTTTCCATTAAGCCTCTGCTCCAGATCTGTTACCCAGCTATCGTTATCCCACCATCTCCACGGTAAAATACCAGCCTTATCTAAGACTTTCTTAACACTTTTCCACGCCTGTAGCTCTTTCTCTACACTCTGGAGGCTTTTTAACTTCTTTTCTGCCTCCTCTAAATCCTTTGCTAACTTTGTGCCTAATCTCTGCCCTATGGCACTCTTTACTACCTTATCCTCCAGATAATCCTTACAGTACTCCGCCCTGTCATTGTAAAAAGGGATCCTATCCTCCTCAAGCCGACTAAAGATAATGTACTTATACACTCCTACAGGCTCCTCTATCTGCCTGTACAATGCCTTTTTAACAGTTCTCAAACCCTTAGTATCTGGATTAAAATAGATAAGCCCTACATGATCTGGGAGCTCCTCTTTCTTTACCAGCCCCTTAGGTACTACAAAATAAAACTCATTACAGTACTGTAGGTATAAATGCCATTTATTATCCTGTAGAAAATCATTTCTACTCACTTTGATCTCATAGCCGATAATATTAGGCTTTGTATAGCTCTTTGTGATAGCCAGCCCATCAAACTTAAGTAGTCCCTGCGGATCTGGAAAATAAGTACTACAGGTTTTACACTCTGTTATAAAATAACTGGGCTTTCCACTATGAAACTCTTTAAGAGCCAGCTTTATATCTGTACTGGTTACTTTCTGTGCCACTCTGTTTACCTCCTTTATTGTGATACTTAACTTAATCACAATCGGTAAGTATTTTTAGACAAAAAAAAAGAGGATCCTAAGATCCTCTCTCTCTGGTATTAAAACTCCAGCACATTCTCCTCTATGAAAATATCCTTATGCACATCTGCCTTAAATGCTAAGAGTGCTCTGGAGGCTCTGATCATTACCTCCTCATCTCCCATCATTTTAGCCCCTGTGTAAGTATTCTCCAGAAAGTCTATTACCTCCTGTTTCTGCTTTTCATTATCCATAAATACCTCCTATTTGAGTAAATCTTTTACTCCTACAGTAGTTTTCTTATACACAGCATTTTTTACAGCTCTCTTAGGGCTCTTTGCCAGCCCTACACCCTTTTTACCGTACAGAGGATTAACTGCTTTCTTTACCGCCCTCTTAGCCTTACCTGTAGTACTTGCTTTGATAGCCTTTTTAAGGCTAGGTTTTCTTACTCCGATTTTCATATAATCCGCCTCCTACTCTATAGATCCATAGATACTCATATACTCTATATCTCCGTCAAATTTGCTTGTTTCTGTACTAAATTCATCAAACTCTATAACCCTCGTATCATCCGCTAAAACCTGCTCCCAGCATTTCTCTATATCGGTATCACTAAAAGGCTTTACAAACCTCAGAAACGCCTCCTTATACTGCTCCAGATCCTTATACTCTAAATATACTGTTACCTTAGTTCCTGTAGCTGATATGGTAGTTTCCTCTGTTTTGAGTTTTATCTGGTTCTTATGTACACTACCATGATGCTTATAAGGCTCAAACTGATCCGCTGTTATTTCCTGCCCCACATTAGCCTCATTATATCTATTCAGATATAAATTGATCTCCTCATCATCTGCATAGATTACAGGTAGCTCCTCCGCCTCCTCTGTGGCTGTTTCTGGCTCCCCTGTTACCTCTGGAGTACTTTCTATAGCCTCCGTTACTTTCTCTGCCTCTGTGAGCTCATTTACCGCCTTATCTGTATTTCCACAGGCTGATAAGGACAGTACAATACCTAAAGCTATTACTACGCTCAATCTCTTTATCATGTAACCACCTACCTTTTTATATAGTGGTTATATTATAACTCATTTATGAGGCTAACTCAATAACCATCCTAACCCACGCTCTGGCATCATCCTCCCCATACATCCTGTACATACAATCCTTATAAGGGATCCTGTAATCCGCCTTAGGATCATCCTCTACCAGTAAATACTTATACTGTGGCTCCCTTGCCTTATTTTGTAAGTGGTGCCTAAATTGATGGAGAAAACCCTCTAAGGAGGGCTCCCCTAAGAAAATCTCCTTTGTAGAGTGTACATAGTTATCATCCCTTACCCATGCTGTAATAACAGGGATCTCTACACTATATACCTCCGCCAGCTCTGTATCTAACTCTCTAATTATCTCTAATCTCTGGAGAGGTGTAGCGGATTTATAACCCTTTGCCAGAGCCATACTAACAGGCTCCAGAGCTTTACACTCCTTAAACATTACCTTATAGCTTTCTACTCTTTCTATCAGATCCATACGCTACCTCCTTATATACTGCTCTATCTTCTGCATTATCGGATCATAAATAGTAACTACTGCATACTGATTACAATAACGTGTTTTACTGGGAACACTGTTAATAACCATCGTAGGCACTCCTAAAGTATCCTCTGGCATCATCCTTTTAACCCACTGATCCAACCGCTCTACCTCAGCTTTAAGAGTATCTATTTTAGTGTATGGAGTACTCTTGTTAATTCTAATTGTATATCCTGCCTCTCCAGATCCTAAAACAAAACTAGCTCTACTCATAAGCTCCTGTACATATTTTGGTATTATCATTGTTACGCCTCCTCATAATCCATATCCCATACAAACTCATTCTCATCTACCCACTCCCAGCCATACTCTCTACAAAAGCTCTCAGCCTCCGCCTCTGTTTCAAACTCTGTAAAGTATTTCTTTGTACCAGCACTCTTAAGATAAACTGTAAACATATTTTCCTCCGATCTGGGAGCCCTTAGGCTCCCAACTCCTGTACATACTCCATACCATCAAAGCTACAAAAGCCTCCAGCATCTAAGATACTCTGTAAAGCTCTTTTCCCTCCACAGGGAATATATGGAGCTAAGATACCAAACTCATCTCTATCTGAGCTAAAAGCTATGTAGCCCTTGCCCTCCTCATAGAGGGCATATCCTGTAACTACTCTAGCTATTCTATCTGTACCAAACTTAGCACTCTTTAATCTTTTGATCCTCATGTCCAGCCTCCTTAACCTTACTCATTCTACTCATAACTTTTCTAATCTTTTCGTCTGGAGCTTTTCTATACACTCTAGCCCATAGTGTATATACAAGGCTAAAAGTTATTTCATCTTTTTCCTCATACATAAGGGTTACACAATACTCAGCTCCTGTATCATTGATAGTATCTATCTCCTCTTTACTAGCTAAAGAAAAGGCGTGTACTACACCGTACTCAGTAAGCATCTGATCCAACTTTTCTACCAGCTCCATAGTACAATCCTCAAGATCATCTCTATTCTTAATGTTTACATATCTATCAAAAATCTTTAACATAGTTATTTCCTCCTCTTAATAAGCACTATCGCAAGTATCTAACCACTGATAATCACGCCTGCCACACTTGATATGTGATATATAAGTACTATACTTTGAAACTCTCATAACTTTTACAAACTCTCTTACAATACTACAAGGCTCATTTTTCTCTACCTCGATTGTCTTTCTTGTAGCTCTATCATTTCCTACTCTGTAATATACAATAGCTTTCATACTGATTACCTCCGCTTATCTTTCAGTTTGTATCTCGTTTCTATGATTGTATTATATACCCCCTATATAATAATGTCAAGCACTTTTTATATATCCCTTATATAATTTATAAAAAAAAAGAGGTAGCTCCTGCTACCTCTCTCTCTGTATCTTAAATCTTGTGTACTAAGGTTCTTAAGTGCCATCTCTGGATATTGTAACCTCCTGCTCCAATGGTTTCTACACTTGCCTTACCATTCTTACCTACAATATATCCATCTAAGCATTTACCGCCCCATCTAATGTAACTACAATCTGTGATCTCTCCTGTAATCTCCTTAACTCTGTTATACAGATCCAGTAACCACGCATCCGCCTCTCTTTCCTCAATCTTTCTAAATTCCTCATCTGTATGCTTAAGGCTCTCCTCCGCTGTATAAGTGTACCGTTTTCTAAACTCCTTATACTCCAGCTCTTTTCTACTCTTTAACATAGCCTCTCTAGCTCTAATATCACTATCTACCCAGCTTGCTACTAATGCCTCCTTAGCCTCTCTAAAAGCCTCTGGAACCTCATTAGCTAAAGTGAGCTCTTTCTCTACCTGTTTTGCTAATTTTTCTCTCCAGTTAGATACTATCTCTTTCTGATCCTCTAGCTTTCTCTTTGCTCCCTTAATATCTTCCTCTTTGCTCTGCACATCACAGCAATCCCAGTAAAGATCATCTCCTGTAGCTCTTTTATACTCAGATCTCTTTTCTTCATCCCACATTACCACCGTAAGATCCTCCATATACTGAGCCATCCACTCAACTCTCAATAGCTTAGCCTGTCTTTTCTCAAGCTGTTTCATATGCCTCTCAATAGTGTTTTCGCACTTTGTAACCTTTTCCTCTGCCTTTGCTAATCTATCCTTTAACTCAATACTTGTCATAATCCTTTACCTCCTGTTTTTTTTCAGTTCCTATCTTGTTGATAATGTTATTATATACCCCTTATATAATAATGTCAACAACTTTTTCACTCAAAAAAGAGGAGGCTTTTTACTGCCTCCTCCTGCTCTTACTTCCAGAAAAATCTATCTACAGATACTCCATAGAATTTAGCCAGATTGTAAAGTACTGTAGCCTTAGGGATCCGTGTACCTGTTTCCCATCTGCTTATACTTACCTCTGTATATCCTGTACCTTTTACCACATCTTTTAGAGTGTATCCCTTTTTCTCTCTTACCTCTCTAAGGTTATGTGCTAAGGTTTCCTCTATTTCTCTCATGCCATCCCTGCCTCATATACCTGTTTTCTAAGATACTCCAGCTCCTCCAGATCATTATAATAAAACTCCTGCACTCCGTTAAATCCCTGCATTTTCTGCTCTTTACCGTCTTTAAGGATAGCCTTAAACCACGCTCCAGCCTGTGAGATGATCCCCAGCATGATAGCCAGATCCAGAGTATCCTTGATCTCATCCACGCCTGTACTGTAATTAAGTGTGTAAGTCTGGAGCCTACGATCATTTTTAGTAACCTTGTTTTTCTCCACTTTCACACTTACCAGATTACCACTAGGGTTAGCATATCCGCTACTTACCTCTTTATACTTCTCATCCAGTAAGGATCCCTTTGTAAACCATAGGATCTGTGAGCACGCATGAGCTATAGCGGTACCACATGGGATCTTAAAGGGCTTATACGGATTTCCAATATTTTCTCTGAGCTGGTTAATCATAAGAAAAGTACACTCAGTTTTCTTACAGAGCGGTACCGCCTTATCACAAAAGGCTTTCATAAGAGCACTATTACCTCCATAGCTTTTCTCATCTAAGCCCTTTTCCTGTACTGCCTTAGGTATAATGAATGGAGCACTATCTAATACCGCTAAACCCACCTTACCAGATCTTATGTAGTCTAAGAGCATATCTAAGAGCTCCTCTCCATACTCACTCTCTGGCTGGATGAGGATTACCTTACTCCAATCTACCTCCAGAGTTTCTCCCCACTCCTTATCTATTGTATTTTCTGCATCCAGATATACACAGTACTTATCTTTGTATTTCTTTTGGAAATTAGAGATAATATCCAGAGCTGTAGTAGTTTTACCGCTCTGAGGTAATCCTACCAACTCTATGATCCTCCCTACAGGTACTCCTCCTCTGGTTAAGTAATTCATCATAGGGGAGGTATAGGGGATAAACTCTATCCCCTTAAGATCCGATGCTTTACGGATTATATCCGTTTTGTATTTTTTATTTACCTCCGCTATGAGGTTATCTATCTCCGCCATCGCTGTTCTCCTTTTCATTCCAATTTTTAACTACTCGTATCTCATCCCAGCCCTCAGCAAAAGTAGGAGGCTCTAAAAATCTTTTCATCCTTTCCATAGCCTCCTTAGGTACTGTACGCTCCCTTTCCTCGTTACGCCTAATACAAACCTCAAAAGGAGTATCTACAAACACACAAACCTTTTTACAGTTTAATAATCTAAGAGTATCCAAAAACTCCACTCTATAACTCGCTTTTAAGTTTGTAGCATCATATACTACATCCTTACCATGATATAGATCCGCTCTAACCAAACTCTGTAAAATGGTAAACACAGCACCATTATTTTTCATATCGTTTATATCTCCACAGAGCTTATCTCTGAGATAATCGGAGGATCTAACAATTACATCTCCCAGCCTATCACTCTCAGAGCTTTTACCGCTGGCTGGCAATCCAACCAACATATAAAATACTGGCTTATTATTCTCCATCCTCAGATCCTCCTAACTCCTGCATAATGCCCACCTCAGTATTAAAGAGGTTTACATCTGCATCCGTGATACCTAAGTTGTAATTTAACTCAATTACATTTCTGATAATGGCTATATCTACTCCGCCTCCCTCATTAGGGCTAAAAAGTACAATACCATCATCACACTTAAAAGCTGTTTCTCCAGAGATCTCTACACCGTTCTCCTCCAGATATGCTAAAAACTTATCTAACTTTTCCTCCATACCTAACACCTCGCCATAACATCTCTCATCATATCCAGCTTTTTAAGCTCCTCTACAATATATCTTTCTGGCTCCAGTACAACTACTGGCATCAATAAAGCCTGTATAGCCTTAACATCTGAGGAGTAATACTCCTTATTATCCACAGTAGTTACACTGTATCCCATTAACTCCTCTGAGCTCCTGCTCTCCTCCAGCTTTGCTATCTGGTTCACATTAAGCCAGATAGTAAGGTTTCCGCTCTGATCCTCAACTCTTATAAACATCGCCTTTTATGCCTCCTTAAAATATTTCTACACTGTACATAGAGATCATCATCTATATTTCTGAGCTCATGGAGATCTCTATGTAGCTGGCTCTTACTTATACAAAACTCTTTAGCCATTTTACGGATACTGTCTTTAGGGTTATCAATTAGCCACTGTGCCTCCTGCTTACATCTATCCTCTATGGCTTGCCTCCTAAAGTACTCATAAGCCCATCGCTCCATAGGCTTACTCCTCCATAGGATCCTCTGGATCTCTGGTATATTTATCCTTGCTAAATCTATCCAGATCTACCTCTGCTATTCTCTTTGAGAGGGATTTCTTTAATCCGCTGTAGATCTTCTCAGCCATCTCTAACTTAACTTTGAGGCTGTTATAAGCTCTACGATAAATAGCCTCTACTAAGGCTTTATCCTCCGTGAGCTGTTCTACTCTGGCTTTTTTCTCCTGCACAGTACCAGATACTTTTACCATCGCCTCATTTTGAGCACTTTTCTTAGCATTAGAGGCTAGATCCACCTGCATACCCAGCTCCTCTACTCTCTGCCCTGCATAATACATAAGGGCTGGGATCTTAACACAGTAGTACTCTATCTGGCTATCTGGTATATCCTCTATAGAGTTTTCTCCGATGCTTTCCATAATCATATCCAGCTCTGAGATAGCACTATCAAGCTCCTTACTAAAATCTGCTATTAACTCATTTGAGAGAGTTATTACAGGGGAGCTCTCCTCTTTTACCTCTGCTATGATTTTCTTTAATTTATCGCTCTGTACCATCTTTACCTCCTCCTGTAGGAGCCTTATTACAATGCTCTGTACCTACTAAGGCACAATCCTCACAGCCCTTATAATATCCACACTCCTCACAGGTACAATGTTCATAACCATACTCTGGGTACTCATCCGCCATAGCGTTAGGGCATCCACCATTTACACAGGTAACTCCTACATACTCTTTACACCTGCTCTCCTCTTTAGATTTCTTTGTTACAAAGTGCTCACAGTGTCTAATAAGTAAACACATCTCCATTGATGTACTATCACAATTACTACACGGATTTTCCATAGTACCTCCTTAACCAGCTCTCCAGATCGTAGCTGTATCTCACTCTTTTCTTTTTCTGCTCTATCTTTATTCCGTGATCCCTGCACCACTCTACAGGTATGCTCTTTCTCTCCTCTGTCTGAGTAAACTGGATCACATCCTGTACGGTTATGTAATAGGTTTCCTCCAACTCTCTAAAGTTGATTAAAAAGCCTCCATACACTCCCTCATAATGAGTAGCTTTCTCCATTCCCTGTATCTGGTTAGGTCTGATCTTAGCTATCGGTATGCTCTTTCCTTTATGGGTTTTAAGCTCTACCAGAAATAAATAAGGGGATCTAAACAGGATATAGTCACATGGATTAGATACTCCATAAAATCCGCTTGTATCATCCTTTAGGCGGTACAGGTAATAATCTGGAGGTACACACTCCTTAAACTCCTGCTCAAAGGTTTTACCGATGTTATTACTTGCCATCCTGTACCCCCTTAAATCTGCTAGGAGTAAACTTACATTTCTTTCTGCGATCTACATACATAGATCCCTCTTTATCAATGCTACAGTAGTAAGCTCCCAGCTCTCTACCACAATGCTCACAGTTACCACATACCGCTCTCAACGCTGTATTTTGCCCTGTAGAGGCTTTTTTCTTTTTACCTGTAGACTTATTAGCCTTTTTTCTGTTTGTATCTTTCTGGGCTGTCTGAGGCTTTTCTGGAGGGTTAGGATGTACCCACTTACCAGCATCCACTAAAGCACACTCATTTTTATATCTACAGTAAGTACACTTGCTATCATCTTTCTCTGGAGGGATCCCTGTCTTACAAGCATTGTTTACAGTTCGTATCTTGTTAAGTACTGCCTGTTTCATCTCATCGGTTATTTTCCAGAGGTACGGTTTCTTTTTACAGAAATTTCTATCCTCATAAAAGAAAAGGATATAATCTATCCCCAACCCCATACCGTAACAAGTAGCTTGCCACTTGTGATCCGCCTTAGGCTCATAACGGTTACTAAACTGGTAAGTACTCTCTGTTTTAATCTCTAAGATCACATCCTTACCATTAAATCTAATAACTCCGTCTGGCTGAAAATAAATAGAGAGCTCATCATTTTTACACCTGCCCTCTGTGTGATCCTCATTCCAGCCTACAAACTCTGTTTTAATACCTTTAGCCTGTGCCTCTTTTACCATCTCCTCCAGATCTAAGCACTCTACACCCTCCATACGCTCTACTATGTGCTGTATGTCTAAGTGCCTATCTGTACCGCTCTGGCATATCTCAATAAGATTTACCTCACTCTGCTCTCCGTTCTGGGAGCCTCCATGCACTCTCTGGAAAAATAACATACGCTCACAGCCATACATAGAGGATGGGCGGATATACTCAGAGGGAGCTACCTGCCTCTCCTCCAGCTCCTTAGCCTTTACAGCCTCCTCATAGTTTTTAAGAAACTTATCCTCAAAGGATACGCTCTCCGCATTTTTTCCTTGTGCTACTGCTATTAAGCTCTTTAATCCCATTACTTTTCCGC